GAGGCTTCTTCGCTGGGTGCCCGCTGTCGCGATCTCATCTCGTGTTGTCCCCGATCCTGCCGCGACCGGGTGATGCTGGGCTTCCTGAAGAGGCACAAGGAAGTTCTTGAGAAGGTGCGTGTGCCTTGGTACGTGCCAGAGGAATTCGGCGGCGTGGGCTTGCCGTCGTTTTTATCAGACAGGGAACTTGCATCCGGTCTGACCTCTCTGCCGTCCAAGCCCGATTTTGGTCCGAGTGAACTAGACCGTCGGGTTTTTATAAGGCTCAGGGAGAAGCAGCACGATCGACGATTCTTCGTCGGTCGTCTCCCTCGTGACGTGCGGTGGAGCACGCACACGCAGGTCATGGATTCGTTCCCGGCTGGTTTTGTCCAGTACGGTGAGCCTAACCCTGACCAGGAGAAGGAGTGGGGCCAGATTTACGCTGCTAGCGTTTTTAGCCTTATTTTCCGGAAGAGCGATAAGCTTGTCCGCGACGGTGTCGGTGCAGGTGGTCTGTACAAGGAGACCATGCCTGAGATCGTCGGCCAACGTTTTGGCGAAACACTCCGGCGGAATGCCCGATCCTGGCTTCGTGCCAGTCGATCAAACAACCTCCCGCCACCTTGTGCGGTTGAGACGATGTTTTCCGCCTCCCGAGAACGTCCATTTGCCAACGTCTTTCTCGTTGGATTGGACCACGAACCCGGTCCAGGTGCCGTTCACCTGGAAGTGGGAAACCCCCCACGCGACCGCGATGATGCTAAACGCAGCTAATCACCGGTCTTTGGCTTGCTGGCCAGGGTTTCGATTGACAGTGAGTGCTTTACTTACTGGGAGACAATGTCTCTTCATCGGCCTTACGTTCAGGGTTGGGAGTCTTGCGCTGCAAAACTGAACCTCTGAGGAACCTCGGGAAAACGCCTTGATACCCGTGGCTGACTGATGAAGTGGCCCCTTGTTTCTTGCACGTTTCTGGTCATCGTTGCGCACTTGGTTGTCTTTAGTGGGTAGAATTCCCACCTGTCCTTGGTACCCTACCATATGTGATTGGGCTGGACGAGACGGTCTGTGCGAGATGACTCGTAACTGTCAATTCCGACTTGCTGTCGGTCCTTTGGATTTTGTTGACGGTGCACACTGCGTATTGCACCGCGGGGG